AATGTCTTGGATGGCTTCATCCTTGACTCGACATTATACGGTATCCTTGACACATCCGTATTGGCATACTAGGAGAACAAATGGCAGCAGGACAAGGCTTTAAGACATTCACTAGCGGTGAGGTTTTAACAGCGGCAGATGTAAATGGCTATCTTATGCAGGGCGTTGGAGTTTTTACCAATGCTGCTAATCGTGATGCCGAAATTACATCTCCTCAAGAAGGACAATTTGCCTATCTAAGTGACACAAATGTAACTACTTACTACACAGGTTCAGCATGGGCTAATTTAGATACAACAGGCATGACGAACCCTATGACGACAACTGGTGACACAATTTATTCATCCAGCGGATCAACGCCTGCTAGATTGGGTATTGGCTCGACTGGCAATGTTTTGACCGTTGCAGGGGGAGTACCAACTTGGGCTGCCCCCGCTGCAACTGGTTCTAATTACACCTTGCTTAATTCAGGTGGTACTGCTTTAACTGGCGCTGCAACAATAACCGTTTCAGGTTTATCGGGTTATGACAAATTTCTTGTTGTAATAGATAATGCATCAACAACAACTGCTAGTGCATTTGTTTCTATAAGGTTAAATACAGATACTGGCGCAAATTATAATGTTTTTGGTTCCTTTTACATAGGAAACTCAACTTACAGTTCTGACATTTTTAACAAATTAAGTAGTTCTGGAGTCACTAATTTTCAACTCGGAAGAATGGGTACGGACACTACAGACCAAGTAGCAGGTTCCGTTATTATTCTAGGCGCTAATTCATCAGGTCAAAAAGTAGTTACCGTGTTAGGTACAGGCTCGGCGGGTAACTCATTCAATGGTGGACAAAGAGGTTTCAGTTACTCAGGTCGATACAATTCAGCAAGTGTAATTTCTAGCATTAGCGCAGTTTCAGATGCAGGAAATTTTGACGCAGGAACAATGTTTATTTATGGAAGCGTGGCATAATTATGAAAATTACAGAAAAAGAATTTAATATTCAAACAGGCGAGGAAACAATTACAGAGCGCGACGAGACGGCTGCCGAAACAAAGGCTCGTTTAGATAGTGCAAAAGAAGCCGCAGCCGAACAAGCAGAATCTAAAGCAAAAGCAATTGCTCGTCAAGCGATTTTCGACCGTCTTGGCTTAACAGCCGATGAAGCGGCAATCCTTCTCGGATAATGCAAGCAAGACTTAGCAGAGCAGCGGTTCAACTTCGTGAGCAATTCGATGATGCCTTCAGCGATCGTGACAAGGCATCAGATGGTTGGATCGGTGATACCCGACATGCTGCTCGTAAGTCTGATCACTCTCCAGATGAGCAAAATTGGGTACATGCCCTCGACATCGATCGTGACTTATCAGGAAAAGCCAAGCCTGATCTCATGCCCGATCTTGTTGATCAGATTCGTACAGCCTGTAAAAAAGGATCCGAAAAGCGTATTGCTTACATTATTTTTGACGGGAAAATCTGCTCCCCTATTCTTAGGTGGAAGTGGCGCAAGTACACAGGGGCTAACAAACACAATCACCATGTGCATTTCAGCTTTAAGAAAGAAGCTGACTTACGCGGTGAATTTTATCAAATACCTATGTTAGGCGGAGAACTATGAATCTAAAGAATCCAGCAATCCTTGCAGCAGGGGCATTTTTAGCAGCATGGTCAGCAAGCAATTTCAACCTAGACTACAGAGCAATCTTATGGTCGGTACTTTCAGGCGTGTTTGGTTATGCCTCACCTAAAAAATAATGACTGCGCAGGACATGGCGGTTCTTGCTGTTGCTGCTACGACCGTTATTGGTTCATTTATTGGATCGGTGCGTTGGCTAGTAAAGCATTACCTTCAAGAACTAAAACCAAATAGCGGCAGCTCTATGCGCGACCAGATTAACTTACTGGAAGCGCGTGTCGAAACCATATTACGCATCCTAGAGAAGTGACAATTATCTCATGGCAAGAAAAGAAACTAAGGCGCTAGAAGATCAAGGCTACTCAAGACTCGATGCCTATTGCATTGGGTTGCATGAGTATTGGAAGTCTTTGCGTAAGGCTGGCTTTCCAGAGTCTATAGCTCTATTCCTCATCACAGAACCTACAGCCTATCCTGCTTGGATCTTGCCTACTCCAGTCGAGCCAGAAAGGTTTGGCGATTACGAAGATGAGGAAGATGACTAAAAAACGCTATCTAGTGATCTCGGATCTACAGATCCCATTTCACCATGAGAAGGCAGTTAAGAATCTTATCAAGTTAGTAAATAAAGAGAAGTTTGATCTAGTATTAAATACAGGCGATGAGCTTGATATGCAATCCCAATCTAAGTGGGCTAAAGGTACACATCTAGAGTACGAAGGGCAATTAGATGCCGATAGAACTCTGGCTCAAAACATCCTCTGGGATCTTCGCACCAGCGATATTACAAGATCCAACCATACCGATCGTCTTTACCACACTCTCGTTAGAGGCGCTCCTAGCCTCATCGGATTACCAGAACTTGACTACTCCCGTTTTATGGGCTTCTCTGACATGGGGATACGCTTTCACAAGAAGCCATTTGAGTTCCACGCAGGATGGGTCTTAGTGCATGGCGATGAAGGGTCAATGAACTCTAACGCAGGACTTACAGCTTTAGGTTTAGCCAAGAAATTTGGTAAATCAGTAGTCTGTGGACATACTCATAGAGCAGGTATATCAGCCTTTACAGAGGGTCTAGGAGCCCGATACAGGACTTTGTGGGGCGTAGAGGCAGGGAATGTCATGGACAAGGTAAAAGCCTCTTATTTGAAGGCTGGAGCCGCTAATTGGCAGATGAGCGTAGCGATAATTGAGACACATGGAAACAGGGTCAGTCCTATGTTAGTGCCAATCAATAAAGATGGCTCATTTACTGTGTACGGCAAGCTCTATGCATGATTCAGAATCGTTATCGTTTCGTTATCAAATGTAGCACAATTAGTCTGAGGGCTATGCAACACTAAGCCTGTCACCAGCCGAGGGCGCTGGTGCGATAGGGGTAAAAATGAATGTTTATCAAGTAAGGTTATTTATAAATAATAAATGGCATGTCATACGCACTTATGCAATTGAGTCTGAGGCTTTACTTTTTGCCGAACTGCTAACTCCAGAATGGGATGTCAAAGAGATTTCTCTGGTTGAGGCAAATGCGGAAGTGGCATAATGACTGACAATCAGATTATCGGAGCAGCTTTATTACTGTTTCCTTTATTAGTGGGATTGATCTATTCACATGTATCACATGGCAATTATCAAAAAGGTTTCCGTGAGGGATACCATCGAGGACGGGCAGTCAATCGCCAAGAATTTTGGCAAGAATGAAACCAAGTGAAATCTTACAATCAGCCACCGACACAATCACTGATCGTGGCCTTTCATACGGTCACCCAGCAGATAACCTGCAACACACCGCAATGCTGCTTAGTGCATACCTACAAATGCCAATACATGACTATCAGGTGGCAGGGATCATGGTACTTGTTAAACTTGCAAGGACTAACCAATCAGCACAACACCTCGACAACTGGGTCGATTTATGCAGCTATGGCGCCATTGGTGGATCATTAGCATTAACGGAGAATGAACTCTATGTTTAATTTAGATGATTACGAAGATGTCGCAGCTAGGGTGCTGAGATTCCAGAAGGCTTATCCAGAGGGAAGGATCGTTACAGATGTCATTCAATTTAATCCAGAGAAAGGCATTGTCCTCATATCTGCGCAGATTTATCGCAACTCTACAGATACTCTGCCTGCGGCTGTTGATTATGCTTTCGGTGATGCTTCTACATATAACGCAGGCATGCGTAAATGGTATGTTGAAGATACATCGTCGAGCGCAATAGGCCGCAGTTTGAGCCTAGTTTTAGAAACCGCCAAGAAGCCCACCAAACAAAATATGCTAAGGGTCAATGAGCAAAAAACAGCAAAGCCTGTAGAAAAGGATTACTGGACTACACCGTTTGGGGAACAAGATGAGTTCATCAAACAAGTGCCAGCGCCTGTGACTATTGATGCAGCTGTAAATACGGTTGCAGATATCTTGGGCAGTGCGACTGTTTTACCAAGTTGTAAGCATGGCGAATATGAGTTCAAAACAGGTAACAAGAACGGGCGCGAATGGGGTGGCTACTTTTGCCGACACATGGGTGTAGGTGGGGCAGAGCCTAAGTGTCCGACAATATGGGCACAAGTTACAGCGAATGGCACATGGCAACCTAAGAAGGCGAGAGCATAATGGGTTACATTGAGATTCATAACGCAGATGGTTTAGGTGGATGGGTGAACTTTGATGACATCCCATTTATAGAAATAATCAACTGCCAATTATGCAACGAGCCAACAGAGGCTAAGAACATTGTCGCTAACATTGAGATTAAAGATCACCAACCATCTGTGGGCGCATGGCAGTGTCGCAAATGTCATGCGGTAAATGGCTAACTCAAGACGAGCTAGAGGTTTTCGCACAGAGCGTGTAGTTGCACAGTACCTATCGACTGTCTGGCCTAGCGCGTGTGTGGGAAGGGGTAGTGGCAAAGATATTGTCAATGTACCTTTTGATTGTGAAGTCAAAGCAAGAACTGGCTTTCAACCATTGGCTTACATGAAGCAATTAAAAGCTCGAACTCAAGTATCTGGGGATCTGGGGTTTGGGGTTTTACGGTTATCTGGACAAGGAGAAGATGCTGCTGAGTATTGCGCCATCATTCGAATGGCCGATCTATTGCCACTACTCATATTAAAATACGGTCACTTAGACAAAGAACCCACAGAGGCAGACATCGACCGTTGTACTGTCTGTGGTACTTACATGATTGCGAGATGCTTCACATGCCAGCCTACGATTACAAATGTTCCCGATGCAATCTCAATCAAGAGATCAATCATGGATGGCACAATCGACCAGTAGTTCTATGCAATTATTGCAATGAACCAATGACAAAGATCATTACGGCTAATCCAATTCACTTTAAGGGCAAAGGATGGGGTAAAGATTGAAACTACTTGATCTATTCTGTGGCGCTGGTGGTGCTTCAGCTGGCTATGCCGCTGCTGGCTTTGAGGTTACAGGTATAGATGTCAAGCATGGCAAGCGTTATCCATTCACATACATTAAGGGCGATGTAAGGGATTACCTACACATAGAGTTCTTGCAACAGTTTGATGTCATTGCTGCTAGTCCACCATGTCAG